TGTCGTGGTTTGTCGGAAATGATCTCTCGGTAAGGCCCTTTGCCGCGGTTCGTCTCCAGACAATTTCGTTGCGGAAATTCTGCTCACCAAAGATGTCGTCCAGCATGACGCGAAGCCTGTGAGAGGCATGCCAGTCGCAGTGAAGGAATATCGACCCAGTAGGCTTGAGCTTGCGGTGGATGATCTCGACTCTCTCTCGCATCCACTCGACGTAGTGTTGGATGCCACCCGCAAAGCGGTCGCCGAACGACCTCACCTCTGCACCGTTTCCCCAGATCTTCTCGTAGTCCTCGTTTGAGAAAAACGGCGGATCGATATAGCAGAGGTCGACCGACTCGTCGGGTATCCACTCTAACCAGTCCTTGCAGCAGCCGGCGACGATCACGCCGCCCTTGTCGGGCGGGGTTAGGGAGAACTTCGGCGTGAGTCGGTGGACGGTCGCGTTCATGAGGCCTCCTGCGTCGCTTGCTTATCGGCGGCTTGAGCCGCCCGAGGAGGGCAGGAGTTTCCGCGAGTGGCGGGGAGGTGGCGGGGCGGTTAGTCCCTCTTGGACAGCTTGGTGAGCTTCTTGTAGCCCTGAACTGCCTGACTCCGGGAGATCTCCTGGGGGTCTGGCAACCGCGGGTCCTTCCGTGCGATGACGAACGGTCCCCGGCCCTTGAGCAGCAGGTGGGGGAACCGGACGGCTATCGTCGCGATAGCGGCTCGCACGAGCATTGAGAGGTTGTTCTTCGTGATCGACGGCCGCTTCACTCGAGCGAACTGGTTCCTCGTCTTGACGTCCGCGCCCGCGAAGTTGGGGTCGGCGGCGACGTACCGCAGAACGTTGCTCTGGATGACGATGAGCCCGCCCAGGTCGTTCGAGCAGAAGGTGTTCATGATGCAGGCAGCTATCTTGTCGGAGTCCTTCCTCGAGCGATAGAGCGCGACGATCGCCTCGCGGAAGTCAGGCGCGAGGGACGCGCAGCGCCCTGGCTCGAGGTCCTTGAACACGACCCCGCCGTAGACCGCACAGTCTATCTCAGCGAGGCCCTCCAGGGACTCGGCAGCGACGGCGTCGTAGTCGCGTTCTGGGGCGTCTTCTGAGGCTCCCTCCGCCGCCTCAGCGGTCGCTGCGGCCACGTCGTCGGCGGTCGTGCCGTCGCCGTTCCGCGCAAGCTCGCGATTCACGAGTGGACTGACGGCTCTGATGACCTCGACTACTGGCCAACCTCCGTCTGCGTAGTCGCGAAGCGTTGCGATGACTACGGCGCGCGACTGTGGCGGAAGAGAGTCCCACTTCGCGCGTGAGACTCCTGCACGAGTGAGGAAGGACTGCGAGCTGATGAACTCGTGTGCACGTCTGGATGCTTTCGTTTCTTCAAAGATCTCGGTCATGGAAAAGGCTCCTCCCGTCCGGGACGTTGTGACTGGGGTGGCTGCGGACCCCAGCCTCACCGGTGCAGCCGGACGGGAGGAGCCTCAACACGAGCGCGCGGGTTTCCTCGAGCGCTCTGTCCTGATTTTAACAGAGTCGGATCCTGGCCCCGGAGGCCATGCGGGACTGTCTAGTCTGTAGACAGTCAGTGCTGGGACGAGGGGCGGTGCCAGGCGAGGTCGCTACGAGCTTGGGGGTGAGCTTGGGGGTTGCTTTGCCCGAGCTTGGGGGTGAGCTTGGGGGTGAGCTTTTTTCGTAAACCCTCTTCTTTATTGAGTGGACGTCAGTCACCGAGGAAAAAACCGGGGTACTGTCTTATGGCTCTCATGGCAAGATGACGGAGGTGGCGAGTCTGTCTCGTTTGGCCCCCTCCGCCCGCGGGAGCGGGTTCTACACGAGGGAGAGGGGACCCGGGGAACGGGAGCGGGAGCCGGCGAGCGTAGCTCGCCTCCACGTCACCCTCCCAATCCCTCTCCACCAGAGTCCCAATCACTCGCGTGAAGAATCCAACCCTCCGCCAATCACTCGCGCGAAGAACCACCCCCGGACGACACCCTCGGGAAAAGGCCGGACAAGGCCGCCAAGGCCAACCGCCAGGCATAGAGGCCGTAGACCAGTGAGTAGCTGCCCGTCGCGCTCCTAGAGCCTCTGAGAGCGTCGTTCGACACATACCGACGGAGTCCGGCGTCGAGGACAGCTCCCAGCCTCGTCGGGGGTCTTCTCGGTTCAGTGTGATAGAATCTCCTTGACAGTGAGACTGCGTCGTGCGTCTCGCTTCGAGAGCCAGTCACACAGGAGAAGCTACCATGCAACAGGTCGAAGTTCCCGGAACGTTTCACTCCTTCTGCCAGACGATCGCCGACCACCTCGCCAGGCACCGGGGACGCCGGATGACCCTCGAGCTGGATGACTACTCAGTCACCATCTCCGTCCCCAGAAAACCCGCGCCCGCTGTCGCGCAGCCGACCGGCAAGGCTGCCGGCACTCACGCCCGGAGGGGTGGGCCAGCCCGAGTCGCCTGCTGGGCTCGGAAGAGGACAACAGACGCCTGGCAGCCCTTTGAGTCGATGGTAGCCGCGGCCAAGTTCCTCGGCTGCTCGAAGCAGTCGGTATGTGACTTCCTCCACGGACGGCGCACGCGACTTAGGTCTGGAGAGGTCGCGAGGGCAGCCTAAAACCAGACTGTGGTAGAATTAGATCAGAGCGATGCAGCTCGAGAGGGAGTTAGACATGTTCAGGGTGACGGTGACGAAGATAGATGACTCAGACTTTGTGCTTAACGTTGACGGCGTGGGTTTTGCTAAGTTTCGTCGGTTTAGACCCGGCGACTGGCGCACCCTGGGAGACCAAACCGCGGGGGGTAAGTCAGTTATGACTGCTGCAACGGTTCCGACCCTTGAAGCCGCCTTCGAGAGGCTCAAGATGAGCGGCGACCTCGAGATCTCCTTCGCGTGGAGGTCTAAGTCGTGCTGACAACCCTCCTCGCGGCAGCAGTCTTCGTCGCAGTCGTCGCCCTCGCTCGGAACGCGAGCCGGATCGCGAGGTGTCTGGAATGAGCCCCGCTACGTGGATGCCCTCGTCGGCTCCCATGCCGGTCATCGACGACGAGCCTACCGAGCCCGCAGTCCTCGTCCGTCTGCCCACAGACTGGCCCCGAGAGGTCGTCTTGGTGCCCACCAGAGACGCCCCTAACGGACTCGCCGTCTGTATCGAGCAAGGGGGGCGTTTTGTTCTCTTTCACCTTGCGGAGATTGGACCCCTGCCCGCAGAGATTGACCTTCAACTTCACAACATTGCACAGGATTAACCCATGAACACCCAGAAACAGAGACTAAGCTCCAACACGATTATCGATTTCCAGGGCTGCCAGGTGCAGCGCCTCGACAGCCCCCGCCCAACCCTCATGTTGAACGACGGTCGTGGGTGGATCGTCTTCACGATGAACTGCGGAGTGTGGCGCACGCGAGACGGCAAGAAGGCTCCTGACAAGATGCAGTCGATCGTGTCCCAGGCCTACGGCGCCGCCTCGAACGGGGAGGTACTCCAATGATAATCATCACCCAGAATGGGACCGCGATCATGAAGGTAGAGCGCGAGGCCCGCGCAGCCGACTGGGCTCGCGTGTGCGATGAGGTCGAGGCTCGACTCGGGAGACCCACGCCGGAGAACGTGCAAGCCTTCCGCGCAGCCCTGGAGAAGGCTGAGGCGTCGCTGCCTGCTCTAGCCTCGGAGATGGAGATCGAGTGGCCGGCGAGTCCTGAGGGCGTCAAGGCGATCCTCGAGAGAACGGGCGGCGCCGTCCTCATCCTGGAAGAGCACGAGGGGCAGGTCGTGGGGGTGGTGCATGTCCCGTCCTGACCCAGCGTTACTGCGTGAGTGGAACAAGAGGCTCAGGGAGAGCGGCTTTGTGGACATTGAGTCATATGCCAGAAGCGGAATGCCGTTCTCCCAGAACCTCTTCACGACCCGGTTCTCCGGCGCACACGACGCTGTCTACTACAGGGCCTGCGAGCTGTACCTCGACTGGAACCCGTGGCCAAACGACCGAGAGCGAGAAGCATGGAGTCTGCACGCGGCAGGCCACAGCCACCGTGAAATACGCAAGGAGCTGAGGTGCCGCGACAGCTGGCTCGTGGCGACGCTGAAGAAGCACCGCGAGCGTATGAAGGCGAACCTGCACAGACTCGCTGGATAGGGAAGCGCGTCGCCTCTCTCCCAGAGAGCGAGGTCCCCGATGCAAGAGCCTACTCCCGAGATCCACTTCCGAGCCCTTGAGCCCAAGGACGTCAACTTCCTCCTCAACTCGTGGCTGAAGTCCTTCCGCCCGTCCTGCCCACTGGTGTCGGACGAGGTCTACTTCCGCGAGCAGAAGCGCCTCGTCCTGCGCCTCCTCGAGGACACGAACGTCCTCCTCGCGTGCGACCCGGTCGACCCCGGCGTGATCTGGGGCTACCTCGTCGGAGCCTCCGACGGCCAAGGCTTCGGAGTGGTTCACTGGGTCTACACCAAACACGCCCTGCGGAAGTTCGGCATCGCCCGAGCCCTCCTCGCGCAGGCCGGCATCCTCGCGGGCTTCGAGGCGTCCCACCTCACCGACATCGGCCGGCGGCTCCTCGTCGACCACCCGGGCCTGTTCACGTTCAACCCCTGGAGGGCGAGATGAGAGTGAAGACCGTCCGCACCCGAGACTACGTCCACGTGGGCAAGAAGCACACGCAGCAGATAAACGCCTCAGACTTCGACTCAGTGTGCCTCACGGACGGCTGGGCGTGGGTGACCCACGGTGAGGGGACAACCCTGATCCCGCCATCGACCATCGTGTCCGTCGAGCTGGAACCGTTGCCGTCCGCCCCCGAGGTCGCGGAGGCAGTCGAGAGCGCGCCCGCCCACGAGTCGGCCCCATCCACCCCAGAGGTGAAGCGTGGCAAAGTCAAAGCAAAGCAGTAACAACGCCGCCGGCAAGCACACGAAGCCAAAGGCAAAACCGACCAACGTCCGGGAGTCCCTGAACAGGGCTGCCGACGTCGCACGTGAGATCGTCGAGGCGCTCGGGGAGAAAACGAGGAAGAAGGAACTCCTCAACGCCGGGGAGCTGGCGAACTTCCGCGCCGCCGTCGACGCGCTCAAGACCTGCCGAGAACTCTACCTTCGCCAGAAGGCCCTCGCGGCAGTGAAGGCAGACGCGCAGCCTAACCCCCAACCCCTCGCTGTGGTCGACACGGCCACGCTCGTGAAGCTCGTCCATGCCCAGACGCAGCAGGACAGGTGAGCCCCTCCCCGCCGACGCGGTCGTCCGCGCCGCCCGGGAGGAGCTTTGGCGCCGCGGCGAGATAGCCCCCCTCCGCCTCCATGAGGGGCAGCGGGCCATCTACGACCGCATCAACGCTCTGCCGGAATCGACGCGAGAGGTGGCGTGCAAGATCGGACGTCGCTGGGGGAAGACCTGGCTGATGCTCGTCATCTCCCTGGAGAAGTGCCTGCGCACCCCAGGCACCCAGGTCATCTTCTGCGCCCCCTCCGCCAAGCAGGCCATGAGCATCGTCGTTCCGGTGCTCCGTGAGATCACCAAGGACATCCCACGGGGCCTCGTGAAGCCGCTCAAGTCGGAGCTGCGGTGGAGCTTCACCAACGGGAGCCAGATCACGCTCGGAGGCTTCGACACGGCCTCCGAGGCCTTCCGAGGTCTCGCGGCCGACTACATCGTGGCGGACGAGGGTGGCGCGACGAACCCGGAGACCTTCCTCTACGTGACCCGCAGCGTGCTCATGCCCACGATGCTCGGGCGTCCCGGGGCACGCATCGTCCACACCTACACGCCAGCCCCCGTTCCGGACCACCCGATCCACACCGTAGTCGAGGCCCGCGCTCGCCTTCGAGACGCCTTCTTCTCCTTCCCAACGACCGCCTCGCCCCTCTACGGAGAGCAGGAGTTGGCGGAGATGTGCCAGGAGGTCGGCGGCCCCCTCTCACTCGCGTGGGAGCGTGAATACCTCGTCAAGGACCGCGTCGACACCAACCGCGTCTGCGTGCCCGAGTTCGACGAGAAGCTTCACGTGGCGCCCGTCGTCATCCCCCGCCATACCCTCTCGTGGATCTCCGTGGACGTAGGAGGGGTCAGGGACCTCACCGCCTTTCAGAGCTACGTCTACGACCCGGCGCACGACCGCGTCCTCGTCGTCGCCGAGCACACGCTCCCTGCGAACCCCACACACGCCCAGATCGCCGACGGCATCGCGCGGGTTCGAGCGCGGATCCCCAGGGAGTCCATCATCGTGGCCGACGCCCCCGGGCCGACCCGCTCGGAGCTTTCCCAGGTCTACGGCGAGAGCGTGATCTTCCCGACCAAGCCCAAGGACGGCTTCCACCCCGGCCTCGTGATGGTCCGAGAGGCCCTCGCGGGCGGCAGACTCATCGTCGATCCATCCTGCAAACTCCTCATCGCCACGCTCCGCTCGGCCATGTTCAACGCGAGCCGCAGCGACTTCCTCCACAACGAGCTGTCGGGCCACGCCGACCACCTGGCGTGCCTCATATACGGCTACCGGCACCGGCAGACCCAGGTGCGGATCCCGCAGTCGAAGACCCAAGAAGAGGTCATGCAGGCCCAGCTCCAGGCGATGGACGAGGCGGCCCTCAGGCAGGACGCCCAGGAGTGGTGGGAGCAGTGATGCTGCCCAGCCCTAGGCCTACCTAGGGGGAAGCAGTCCCCCTCCTCGCGTAGGAGGAGCCATGCACTACGACCACCAGACGCTCAGGGACCTTATCCAGATCCTCCGGGAGGGAGGAGTCACGCGGCTCGTGATGCCCGACGGGCTCATCCTGGAGATGGGCCCAGCCCCCCTCCAATCTCAGCCCGAGTCCAAGCCAGCTCCGAAGCCTGAGGACGCCGACGACATCGCATTCTGGAGCGCTGAATGAAGCCGTACGTCGTAGACATGACTCCCCGTCGGTCGGGCAAGGACGTCAACCCGAACTGGTGGACCGAGAATACCGATCTCCACGAGCACGTCTGGGAGTCGGCTCGCGTGCTAGACGGCCTCTCCTCGGGCCGCAGGCAGGACGACCTCAGGCACACCCGCCTCTACTCGAACCGCGCGTGGCTGCAGCTCTCCATGACCGCGCACAACCGCGAGCAGGCGAGAACGATCGCCGACGCCGCCCGACTTACATTGAACGTGATCCGCTCGTGCGTGGACACAGCTTGCGCGAAGATCAGCCAGGCCCGTCCTCGCCCGCTCTTCCTCACCTCTGGCGGAGACTGGAAGCTCAAGAAGCGCGCTCAGCAGCTCACGAAGTTCATGGACGGCCTCTTCGACGCGGAGGGCGTTTACCCGCTGGGCCAGTCGGTCTTCCGCGACTCGCTCGTGACGGGCACCGGCTGCGTGAAGGTCTTCCAGAACGGGCAGAGAGTGTGCTTCGAGCGCGTCCACTCCGGGGAGCTGCTCCTCGACGACGGGGAGGCGCACTACGGCAAGCCTCGGACCCTCTACCAGCGCCGATTCCTCTCGCGCGACGTCCTCAAGGCGCGCTTCCCCGGGCACGCAGGAGACGTCGACCTCGCCGACTCCGCGTTCTCCAAGGAGGACGCAGCCAACCCGAACCTCATCACCGTCGTGGAGGCGTGGCACCTGCCGTCGTCGCCCGACGCGAAGGACGGCCAGCACGTGGTCTCCATATCGAACGCCACCCTGGTGGACGAGCCGTGGACTCGCGACCACTTCCCCTTCGCGTTCCTCCGCTGGTCCGAGCCCGTAGTCGGCTTCTGGGGCATGGGCCTCGCCGAGGAACTCACGGGCATCCAGATCGAGATCAACAAGATCCTCCGGAACATCCAGGCGGCACAGAACATCATGTCGGTGCCTCGCGTGTTCGTTGAGGCAGGTTCCAGCGTCAACGGCGCCTCCCTCCAGGCGAACCCGGAAGGGCTCTCCGTCGTGCGCTACCAGGGGCAGGCCCCGAACTTCCTCACCGCCCAGGCCATGCCCGGCGAGGTCTACGCGCACCTCGACCGCCTAGAGCGGAAAGCCTTTGAGATTACCGGCGTGTCCCAGCTCTCGGCGCAGAGCAAGAAGCCAGCGGGACTCGACTCTGGCGTCGCCATCCGAGAGTTCCAGGACATAGAAAGCGAAAGATTTGTCCTCGTTGGGCAACGTTACGAAGCATTCTACCTGGATCTGGCTCGCCTTGCCGTGGAGTCAGCCCAAGAACTCTACGAGGCCAAGCCCGACCTGAACGTCCTTGTCGCGACGAAGGGCAGATCCGAGAAGATCGCCTGGAAGGACGTGCAGCTCAAACGCGACCAGTATCTCCTGCGCTGCTTCCCGACGAGCCTCCTGCCGACGACACCAGCGGGACGCCTCCAGAAGGTTCAGGAGCTTGTGCAGGCCGGATTCCTCGACCGAGACGAGGGGCTGGCGCTCCTCGACTTCCCCGACCTCGAAGGCTCGATGTCCATCGTGACCTCCGCGTTCAACGACGCCATGCGGGCCGTCGAGGCGATCCTGGAGGACGGGGAATACCAGACCCCCGAACCCTACATGAACCTCCCTCTGCTCATCAGGGTGGCCCAGGGAGCCTACCTGCGCGCCCGAGCCGACGGAGTCCCGGAGGAGCGCCTCGAACTCCTCCGGCGCCTCATCGACGACGCAGCCGCTCTGCAGCGCGAGGCCCAGCCTAAGGCTCAGGAGCAGGCACCCATCGCTCTCCCAGAGGCTCCGCCCACGTCTGACCTGCTCCCGGTAGCACCCGGAAACGCTACGCCTCTCGTCTGAGAGCAACAGGAGGTCACGTGAGCGAAGTCCAGTCAACCCCAGTCAACCCACCAACCACCTCGAGAGTCCCCGAGGTCGCGGTGGTGCAGCCCGTCCAATACACCGTCGAGCAGCCTGCCGCAGAGGCCGTCCCAGAGACCGCCTCTGAGGTCAAGCGCGAGGATAAACCCGACTCCTCGAGCCGCCGGTTCGCCGAGCTGTCTCGCCGTCAGCGGGAACTCGTGCAGCGCGAGCAGGCCCTTAAGGCTCAGGCCGAGAAGGTCGAGCCGATCGCGAAGGCCGTCGAGGAGGCACGCGCCTCCAAGAACCCTGCAAAGGTTCTGGAAGCTGCTGGCTTTAGCCTCGACGACGTGATCGAGTGGTATGCGGCTGGCGGTGAAGAGACCCCTGCTGCCCCCGAGAAGTCGGTCGAGGAGATCGTCGAGGAGAAGCTCGAGGCCAAGCGCCGCGAGGAGGCTGAGGCCGAGCGCGTCGCAAAGGTCGAGAAGCAGATCTCCGACTTCAAGGCGAACATCAAGTCCACCGCGGAGTCGGGCGGAGACGCCTATGAGCTGGTGAACCGGTTCGCTCAGCACGACCTCGTCTATGACGTGGTCCTCCAGCACCATGCCGAGTCTGGAGAGGTCCTTCCCATCGAGGAAGCGCTCCGACTCGTAGAAGAACACCTCTTCAGCCAGGTCTCTGGCATCAAGAAGATCCAAGCGAAGGCCCCAGAGCCTACGCCCCAAGCCAGTCTCCCCAGTCGTGAGCCACGGACGCCGCCCTTCACCCTGTCGTCTCGAGAGGCTGCCCCGACCCAGGTGCAGCCCCAAAAGAAGATGACGCGCGATGAGGCCCGCGAAGCAGCCCTCGCGGCCCTCAGGTTCAACTAAAACCACACACGACTTAGGAGACAGCCACCATGGCTCTCGATCTTTCCAGCCTCGACGCAGCGATGAAGCAATACTATAATGATCAAATGTATCAGGAGCTTGTCTACTCGGGCAATCCCCTGCTCGCGCTCCTTCCGAAGGACGAGAAGTTCCGCTCCAAGAACATGCCCATCCCGCTCAAGATCAGCAACGGCGGCGGCATCTCGGCGTCCTTCTCTGTAGCTCAAGCTCAGGCAGCTGCTGGCGCGCCGAAGTTCGAGGACTTCCTCCTCACCCACGTGCAGATGTTCAGCCTCGCTGAGGTTGACGGTCTCATCTTCGAGCTGGCCCAGTCGAGCGCCGGCGCGTTCGTCGACGCCGCCACCGCGGCCTCGGACTCCGCCTACGGACGGCTGGCGAACACGGTCTCCACGCAGCTCTTCCGCGCTGCCGGAGAACTCGGTCAGCTCGCCGCCGAGCCCTCCGAGACCGCCGGCACGTTCACCGTCACCCTGAAGAACAAGGGCGACGTCGTCAACGTCGACGTCGGGCAGACCATCATGGCGTACGCGGCTCTCTCCGGCGGCTCGCCGAAGACCTCGGACGGCTCTGACGATGAGTGGGTCGTGGCGGGCGTCGACGTGTCCGCAGGCACGATCACGTTCACGGGCACCTACAACTCGTCGGGTAACCTCGCCGCGAACGACTACATCTTCCTCGAGGGCACGCGCGGCGCCTCAACGGTCATCTCGGGCCTCGCCGCCTGGGTTCCCCCGAGCGCTCCCTCGGCCACCCCTTTCTTCGGCGTGGACCGCACGATCGACGCGACGAAGCTCGGCGGCGTGCGCCACGACGGGTCTGCCCAGTCCATCGAGGAAGCCCTCATCGAGGCGTCCTACAAGGTGGGCAAGGTCGGCGGCAAGCCCGAGATCGCGGCCATGTCCTTCGAGGACTACGGCGCGCTCGTGAAGAGCCTCGGCTCGAAGGTTCAATACGTCGACCTCAAGGTCGGCGAGGTGGGCTTCCGCGCCGTCGAGATCCACGGCCCCCGCGGCACGATCAAGGTCCTCGCCGACCGCTCCTGCCCCCAGGGCACGGCGTGGCTGCTCGACGTCAAGAGCTGGAAGCTCTGCACCGCCGGCAAGGCCATCGGCCCGGTCGAGCAGGACGGCCGCATGTGGCTGCGCCGACCGACCGCCGACGGCGTCGAGTGCCGCTTTGCCTTCCGCGGGAACCTCGCCTGCAACGCGCCCGGCCACAACGCCTGCGTGACGCTGCCTGCCATCCCGTGACGGACGTGAGAGGGGGAGCAACTCCCCCTCTCTTTCCTCCCACCACAGCTAAGGAGCCATCACCATGGCGTCTCGTCAGTTCCAGCAGTTCCAGTTCAGCCTCGAGCGCGGCGTAGTGAAGCTCTTCGCCACCGTCGTCACCTCGACTTCGGGCACCATCGCCAGCCAGGACGCCATGGGCATGACCATCGCGAAGGTCGGGTCAGAGGCGGGCCGCTACAAGCTCACCCTCGCCGACGCCTACCAGCGAGTCCTCGCGTGCAACGCGGTCGTGATAGGGGCCGCCGACGCAGCATACGCCACCGCGAACGGAGTGAACTCCATCCTCCGTAACGTGGCCGTCTCCGGCGCTGCTCCTGCGCTCGAAGTCCAGTTCACCAGGACCGACACGGGCGCGGACGCGGAGCTGGCCGACGGAGCCAGCAGGTGGCGGCCGACGTCGGGTGCTCGGAGCCGGAGAGCGTCGTCCTCACGCCCAAGGGCATCATGTTCAAGTCCGAGAAGGGCGTCTACCTCCTCGATCGCGCCCTGAACGTCTCCTACGTGGGCGACCGGGTGCAGGAGTTCAACGGGCTCGACATCTCCTCCGCCGTCCTCGTGGCCGACGTCAACCAGGTGCGTCTCACGACCACCTCCGGCACGACGCTCGTCTACGACTACTACTACGACGCTTGGTCGACCTACACGCGCCAGGAGGCAGTCTCCGCCACGAACTGGCTCGGCGCCTACGTTTTCCTGAAGGCCGACGGAAGTGCCCTCCGGGAGACCGACGGCGTCTACGCCGACGATGGCGTGCCCATCCGCACGCGGATCGAGACCTCCTGGATCCAGGTCGCCGGCCTCCAGGGCTTCCAGCGGCTCTACCGCCTCGCCCTCCTCGGGGAATACGTCGGCGAGCACGTCCTGAAAGCCTCCCTGTCCTACGACTTCGAGGACTGGAGCCGAGAGAGCTTCACCATCCAGCCCTCGACCGTCGTCCGCGGGCCCTCCTACGGCTCCTCCTCCCCCTACGGCACGGGCTCGTTCGGGCAGGGCACGGGCGTCTACCAGTTCGAGCTGAAGCCAGCCCGCCAGAAGTGCCAGGCGTTCAGGCTCACCCTGGAGGACACCTTCCCGGAGGGGCAGGGGACCGGCGCGTTCTCGCTCTCGGGTGTCACGGCGATCGTCGGCGTGAAGGGCGGCACGAACCGCCTGGGTGCCCGGAACACGTTGACCTAAGGAAGCGTTCCCCCTCTCCACGACAGGAGGACCCGATGGCAGGACTGCTGGGTACAGGATTCGGAAAGAAGGACAGCGCGAAGGTCACCGAGGGGGTCACCCGCACGTACCTCGGGGGAGTCACCCTCGGCGCCTCGGAGATCCCAGTCGGCGGCAAGAGCCTCGGCAAGAGAGCTGGAGAGGTCGCCGGGAAGATCGACGAGAAGACGTGGCACTTCTTCAAGAAGATCGACCCCACGAACACGAGCATCCCCCGCGCCGACCAGTCCGGGCTCGTCGCGACTCAGAACGACGTGCGCGGCGTTGGCGATAAGGCGGGCGGCCTCGCCGCGACCCTCGCCAAGAACCCCGTGCAGGCGCAGCAGGTGCAGGCCCCCCAGGGCATGAGCGCCTCCACCGTGGAGCGGCAAGGACCCATCGCCGCCGACGTCGTGCGCGGCACCACCGGAACCGTGCAGTCCGGAACGGCCCAGGCTGGCACCATGAGCCCGGCCCAGATAGCCGACGTCGAGCGGATGCAGGCCGCCGGGCTGTCCCGCGAGGACGCAGAGCTGCGCGTCCGCCAGATGGCGCTCGCCGACTCTCTCGCCGCGTCCGCGGCGGGGGAGGGACCGTCCCTCGCGCAGAACCAGCTCGACCGCGCCAACCAGCAGGCGATAGCCTCGCAGGTCGCCCTCGCTGCCTCCGCCCGCGGCGGGAACCCCGTCCTCGCCCAGCGGCAGGCGGCCCAGAACGTCGCAGCCATCCAGCAGGACAACGCCGCCAAGTCCGCAGAGCTTCGCCTCGCCGAGGCGCTCCAGGCGAGAGGCCAGCTCGGGCAGGTGCTCGACTCGGCCCGCGCCCAGGACATCAGCGTCGCGGGAACGCAGGCGGGTCTCGTTCAGCAGGCGAACCTCACCAACGCCAACGCTGCCAACGCCCGCTCGACGGCCCAGGCCGGACTCGAGCAGGACGCCTCCAAGACCAACGCCCTCGAAGCTGGGCAGACCTCCAGGTTCAACGTGGAGCAGGGCCTCCGAGCCGACCTCGCGAACCAGGACGTGGACCTCCGCGCCGCGCTCGCCGACCAGGGAGCGAGCCTCACGGCCCAGACGGCCACCGCTCAGAACAACATCGCCACCGACACCTTCAACGCGAAGGCGGCCGACGAGATGGCCCGCTTCCAGGCGGACGCCGGGCTCCGGGCGCAGATCGCAAACCAGGCGGCCACACTCCAGGCGCAGGGGATGACCCTCGACTCCATCGCCAAGATTTTGGGCATCGAGCAGCAGTCCCTCGCCGCAGTCCTCACCTCCGAGACCGAGAAGGTGAAGGCCGAGCAGGCACTACTCACGGCCGAGAAGCAGGGCTCGCAGAACATGGGCGGCAACATCCTCTCTACGGCGGGCACAGTGATTGCCATGTGCTTTCCTCGCGGAGAGCAAGTGCTCATGGCTGACGAGACCAAGAAGAGCATCGAGGACGTCAAGGTCGGAGACGCCCTGTGGGCCTCGACCGTGCTGGAGACCCGCCGCTACGTCTCGCGCGAGGCCCTCTACCGCTACTGCGGAGCGACGATGACCGGCTCGCACGCCGTGTGGACCGGGGGCGCCTGGGCTCTCGCCTCCGAGGTCGGAGAACTCGTAGGGGAACCTGCGGAGCGCGACGTCTACACCCTCGTGACCTCCATCGGCGTGATGATCGTCGGAGACGCCCTCGTGGGCGACGACGAACACGACGCCGACGACCTCAACGCCATGGAACGGAGGATCGCCTGATGGATCTCTCGTCACTCTTCTCACAAGCGAACATGAGCCGGGCCACGAAGAACGAGGAGGAGGAGGCTCTCAAGCAGCCCCTCATGACGCCCGCTCCCCCCGCTGCTCAAGCCCCGCTGAGCGCACCTCCGGCACCTCAGGTCGCGCCTGCGCCGGCTAGTGTCCCCGCCCC